AGCTTTAATGATTATTTATAAAGGACAGAATGTTTCTAAAAGTTGGATTCCGTATGGTTGTATTTGTGCAGAAACAGACGATATTAAATCTGTAGAAAGTAGTGTTAGACAGTATATTAAACACATGGAGACAGTTGTGTATGAACCTATTGATTATATTGTTGTATACTCTAATGTAAAGACAGAAAATGGAATGAGAAGGGACGGGGGTGTATACGAAATTAGAATCTGTATTGGATAATTTTTATGCGGATATTGGAAAGTATAACGCTCCAACTTGTATTGTAGCTTGCAAAGAATAAAATGAAACTTTGATAGAAAGGAAACGGAAATAAATGGAAGAAAATATCAAAAAAGAAGGAGATTATGAAATCTCAGAAAATGCACTTGGAACATCATATAAACACCCATCATTTGGCATGTTGTCATTTAGGCGTACTCATGGTGGGCATAGTAATTTATTTGGTAGTAGTATTCAGCATAATGATACAATTCATATGGTGTTGAGAGAAGGAAAGGTCATTAGAGGATTAAATGAGGACTGGTATGTTGGTGGACATGAAATTGTTGAAGTTGCAATGTCTCAGTCTCAATTTGCAGAAGTTATTACATCAATGAATACAGGAACTGGTGTGCCTTGTACTATTAAATACATACAAGGCAAAGGACGTATTAACGAAGCGGATTTTATTAATAAAAGGCAGCAGATTACTAATGAATTTAAAGATAAAAAGCAGAAATCCACTAGGTCTTTAGCCTAGTGGATGAATGTAAATGTAGATATAGAATAATATACATGAGTGGAAATAAAACAAACAAAAATTATAAGAGTAGAAATCATAGCAAATTCATTCTTACATATCACATTATATTTGTTTGTAAATATAGGAAGAAACTCCTAATTAGATATGGAGAAGATATAAAACAGACAATGTACAACATCAGTAAGAGATATGATTTTACGATTAAAGAAATGGAAGTTGATAAAGATCATATTCATATGATGGTTGAATCTATACCTAAAATATCTCCACTTCAAATAGTAAGAGTTCTAAAACAACAATCCACTATCCAAATGTGGAGGAAATATTCTAAGAAACTAAAGAAACATTATTGGTCAGAAAATACATTTTGGACAGATGGATATTTTGTTTCTACGATTGGAGAAGTAAGTAGCAATACATTGAAACATTACATACGAAATCAAGGGTGAAATTCTATAACATCTTCAATTTTGCAATTAAGAAATTTGCATATGTTATCAATAGTTCCTAATGATACATATTCATTTTTTGACATTTTAGCAAGAGTGGCTGCACTGAAACCGACAGACTTTCTTAATTGGGTTTTTGTCATATCTCTTTCTAATAATAATCTAAATAATGGTTTATAACTTATCATAATGACACCTCCTTGATTTAGATTATACCATAATAAATTTATCTATCAAGACAAAATGTTTAGAAATATAAATATTTTGTTTGACATCGTGTTTGCAATGTGTTACATTATGTTTAGAAATATAAACAAATTATTTAGAAAGGAAGTGATTGTAGATGTTAATAGCTTATAAATATAGGTTGTATCCTAACAAAGAACAAAGAGAATATTTTGCAAAATGTTTCGGTTGTGTACGATTCATCTATAATCGTATGCTTTCTGATAAGATTGATTACTACAAAGAGACAAAAAAGAAATTGAATAATACACCTGCTCAATATAAGAAAGAGTTTGAATGGTTGAAAGAAGTTGACAGTCTTGCTTTAGCAAATGCACAGATGAATTTACAAACTGCATACAACAACTTTTTCAAACGACCAGAAGTAGGATTTCCAAAGTTCAAGAGCAAGAAAAATCACTACTACTCTTATACTACAAATAATCAAGGCGGAAATATTTATATATCAGATAGATATATTAAACTTCCTAAGATTGGATTAATAAGAATAAAGAAACATAGAGATTTTGAAGGGTTGATAAAGTCAGTTACAGTTTCTAAAACTCCATCAGGTAACCATTATGTTTCGGTTTTGGTAAATCAAGAGGAAAAAGAAAAATTACCTGTTGTAGATACTCAAATTGGAATTGATCTAGGAATCAAGGAATTTGCAATTACTTCTGATGGAGAAATGATTGAAAATCCAAAATATCTTAGAAAATCTGAGAAGAAATTAAGAAAATTACAAAAGGATTTATCTCGTTGTCAAAAAGGAAGTAAGAATAGAGAGAAATGCAGAATCAAAGTTGCAAAACAACATGAAAAAATTGCTAACCAAAGAAAAGACTTTTTAAATAAATTATCTCATAGGCTTATCATGGAAAACCAACAGATATGCTTAGAAGATTTGAAAGTCAAGAATATGATGAGCAATCATAAATTAGCAAAATCAATTGCAGATGTATCTTGGAGTGAATTTGTTAGGCAATTAGAGTATAAAGCGAATTGGTATGGACGAGAAATAATTAAAATAGACACTTGGTTTCCATCAAGCCAGATATGTTCTAATTGTGGTCACAAAGATGGCAAGAAAGCATTATCAATAAGAGAATGGACTTGCCCAGTCTGTGGGACACATCATGATAGAGATATAAATGCATCAATAAATATTCTCAACGAAGGTTTGAGATTATATAACGAAAATAAAACCGTAGGAACTACGGGGATAGCCTAGAGAAACTTGTCTCGTTAGAGATATTGACTAGGAAGCAAGCAAGTCTTTAGCTTGGTTGCGGTTCACAGATTCTATGAACGAGCATATGAACGATGCACAGGAATTTTACAATGAACTAAAGGAACTTTTTAGCACAAAGAAATCTATTAGTAAGGGCGATAAAGAAATGATTCTGGAAAAATTAGGAAGAATCACTAAATCAATGGAGTCTGAATCAAAATTTATTTTCGACCAGTTTCAAGAACAAATGGATAAAACAATCACAGAAGCAAAAGGCGAAATCGAAGCCTTTGCCCAGAATAAAATTAATGCAATTGCTCAACAGGCTTTAGTAGAACAGAAGGAAGATATTCTGAAATTAGAGAATCCTGTTGACGTAAATCATATGGAACTTGATGAAGAATAAAACGAAAATCTGATAGGTGGTGGAATGAATGGTAATAACAAAATGCCCATATTGTGGGAGTTCTGATGGATTATATAATGATTTTAATGTATCAGGAAGAGAATTCTACAAATTTAATGGAAAAGAAGATGGAGAAGACATTACAAGCCTTTATAAGCATAACAAATATATGGTTTGTGTCAATTGCAGGAAACATGTCATGACTTATGAAGAATTTAAACGTGATTATTGTGTTGAAGATTAATAAATATATGCAGGTATTAAAGGAGAATTTTATCTCCGCATATAGATGGGAGTGATGCCATGAGTAATACAGGATGGATTAAACTCCATCGGAAAATTACAGATCACTGGTTATGGGAAGATAAACCATTTGCCAGAGGGCAAGCAATGATTGACTTATTGATTCTCGCAGGATATAATGATCAATCGAAATACATTGATGGAAATTTAGAAACAGTTGAGCGAGGATCGGTAGTTACTTCGATCAGAAGATTGTGTGATCGATGGGGATGGAGTAATTCAAAGGTTGTCAAATTTTTAAAGACACTGGAAAACGACAGTATCATACATGTAAAAAGCGACACTAAAAAGACAGTCATAACCATAGTAAATTACGGTGTTTATCAAGGATTTGTGGATAAAAAAGCTACACAGAAACGACACCAAAACGACACAGAAGCGACACATAAAAAGAAAGTAAAAAATAATAATAAATATAATAATAATAATATAAAGCGATTCACACCGCCTGATTGCGAGCAAGTCTCCAGATATTGCCAGCAGAGACACAATGGAATTGATCCAGAAGAGTTTGTGGATTATTACACAGCCAAAGACTGGATGATGGGCAATAGCAAAATGCAAGACTGGAAGGCAGCAGTACGAAACTGGGAACGTAATCAGGCTAAGAAGAACGCTAAACAAAAGTCCAAGGTAACAAACCTTGCACGTTTGGAGTGTGATCGTGACTATGATTTCGGTGCGTTGGAAAGACAGCTTTTTGAAAAGCAGATGACGGGATAAGTTTGACGAAAGGATGGAAAAATGTCAGAAAATATTTATATTCACTACGGCAGTGATAAGTTTGAGAAAGAGTTGTTTATGTCAATTGTGAACAGAAACATGATTAACAAACCATTTGGCGGTTTATGGGCATCGGATATAAAGGCGGATCAGCCGTGGGAGAAATGGTGTATTGATAATGATTTTAGAATTGATAAACTGGACAAAAACTTTAAATTTACATTGGATGATTCGGCAAATATTGTTGAATGGACAGAGAAAGCCGATTTAAAGCAGGTTCCAACTCAAGATCTATCTGGATATCTCCCAAAATATTTATTTGATACAATGGGCGTTGTGCCAGATTTTGAGAAGATGGTCGAAGGTGGAGTTGATGCAATTAAGCTTAATTTATCAAAAGGTGATTACGAGTTATATTATGAGCTTTACGGTTGGGATTGTGATAGTATTCTGATCATGAATCCTGATATTATTAGACCATTGTAGAAATTGAATAACAGAATGAGATTGAGAAGCTTATGGGCTTCTTTTTGTTTTGCCTAAATTTAGAGAATAGGAGTGAGAATTATGGAATTAATCGAAGTAGAAATTAGACCAGAAGTACGTGAACAGTGCAATAATTAGATAGGAGATTGGAACAATGAAATTATACGGAACAGTGAATACAGAGGTTGATGTGAGTAAATATAATATATTAATAGCTGCGGCTCAAATACTATACGATGGACATCTATATGATAGTTGGGGAATTCATACAGAGTTATTGGAGTCAGATCATAGAGAAAATAACACTGGTAAAAGAGGATTATTTAAGGTTGAAGATATATCATATCATGGTTCCCCAGTATGGAAATATACATTGATTACTGACGATGAAAATGCAATAAATGATTTTCTGCTGGCACAGGAAATAGAAAAAGTAATTAAGAGAGTGTAAGAATAACTAAGAGAGGAGAGATTATCATGGCAGCAACACAGTTTGAAGTTATTGAAACAGTAAACAATAATAACGCAGAAGAATCTGAAACAAAGATTAAAAGACGTAAGGATGGAAGTCCTAAATGGACTCGATCTAACAAACAAAAAGGCGTATCATCTTTAGTGTATCCGATCAAGGACAGAAAACAATTTGCAGCCTTTAATGCATATTTTAGAGACCAGATTGATAAATCGTACACAGAGTACAAACGATATGTAGCTGCCAGAAACAATCTTTTGGTTACAGTTGGAAACAATACAGCATATCGTATCTCTGATATTGTTAGACTCAAATGGGGCGATTTATTGGAAGATAAGACTCGTAAGCAGGAAAAGAAAACAAAGAAATTCAGAACTGTATACTTTAACGATTTGGTAACTGAAGCAGTGGATATTTTCTTTGAAGCTGTTGCAGGAACTAAATATGATGTCAAGATTGATGGCGAAGTGCCAATGGATGATTATGTTTTTGGAACATGTAAGTCTGGATCAGGACACATGACTGAAGCAAATGCTTTGGATTTTGTTAAAAAAGGTGCTAAAGCAGTTGGAATTGAGGACAATATTGGTACGCATACACTACGAAAGAACTTTGTGTATTGGACACTTGTTGATCATAAAGATGATCAGAACGTATTATATACACTTATGAGATTATTGAATCATAGTAGCCCTGCAATGACGTTTTTATATGCTACAATTACAGAGGAGGAAACTCATGTATTGTTTGATGATATCGCTCAGACATACAAGGATATTATCAGCGGAGCATTTAATGGACTGAGGGAAAATGTTATTAACGTGAGCTATGATAGAGTAATGGAGATTATCAAGTGTGCTTATGATACAGGGAAAGACGATGCAGATAAAGATAATGGAGTGCATGAGGATAATATGCAAGCATTAAAAGAATTACTGGAAGGAGTTATTGTATGATATTTGTAACAGGAGACACACATGGGGATTGGATGACTCGATTAAACAGTCATTCTTTCCCAGAAGGAGTAGAGTTAACTAAAGATGATTACGTGATCATTTGCGGAGATTTTGGATTGTGGCATGACACAAAAGAAGAACGACATAATCTGGAATAGTTGGATAACAAACCATTTACTACTTTGTTTGTATGTGGGAACCATGAAAATTATGATCGGCTGTACGAATATCCTGTAGAAGAATGGAATGGCGGAAAGATTCATAAGATTCGTGATTCTATTTTTCATCTCATGCGAGGGCAGATATTTGATCTTCAAGGAAAGAAATTTTTTACATTTGGCGGAGCTAGTTCTCATGATGTGCAAGATGGAATTTTAGAACAGGATGATTCACGGATTAACGACTGGTATAGAGATTACGATAAAATGTTTCGCATTAATCATGTGAGCTGGTGGAAAGAAGAATTGCCACCTGATAAAGAAATGGCAGAGGGTGTGATGAATTTGGAGAAAAATGACTTCCAAGTAGATTACGTTATTACACATAGCCCATACACATCTGTTTTAAGACAAATGGATGGAGGAGCAGGGTTGTACCAATCTGATAAGTTAACGGATTATTTACAGCAAATAAAGGACAAAGTGATTTATCAAAAATGGTTCTTTGGACATATGCATGTTAATCAGAACTTTCCAGAAGATAACGCAATTGCAATTTACGAACAGATTATTAGGATTTTATAGGAGAATTTTGTATGAAGATAAATACGATTAGACAAAATAAGGAAGAAAAGAAAGCAAACCAGAATCTTATGTGGATTTCAGCAGAGATTCCACCGCTAAAACCAGATAATGCATCACGTTATATGAGGTATAAAACATACCCTGTTATCGTGGATTACCAATATAATGATGGATGTGTGGACGAAGTGCTTGATTTCTGTGACTATGATTTTGAAGAAAAGAAGTGGAGATTAGACAAACCACATCAGGTCAGACAGTATTTTCCACTTCCAAGCAAACGAAAAGTGAAGTGTTTGAACAAAAAGAGAACATTTGTTCGAAAAATATCTTGATTTTGTTCTATAGTAGCATTATAATAAGAAATGTAGAGATTCTTTGTTCACAATAAAAATTAACTTTCTTTCTTGCACCTATTGACAGTGTGCAAAAAGTATGGTATATTTAATTCATAAAAATAAAAAATGCAACTGGGGAAAGTTGAGGGACGTAAAATGAACGGATATACTAACAAAGAAAGAAAAGGAAACGATAACAGAAAAAGAAAAGAATATGTATATGGCAAATATCAAAATCCTCAAGTTTGGGGAATATATTTTGCAGATTTGCCGAAAATCGAAGGTAGCCATATCTTGCATGGAAAAAGACCAGTTATTGTATATTCTAATAATATTTGTAACAATACGAGTACAGAGATTAACGTGTATCCAATTACAAAAAAATTAAGGAACTGGATACCAACACATGTAACCATTTATCCAAATACCAGTAATGGATTAAAAATGGTATCACAGGTGTATTTAGAGCAAGGAAGAACAATTCCAAAGAATAATCTTTTAGAGTATTGGGGAAGAATATCTGATCTATCTTTAATGCTAAAAATAGGACATGGCATTTTAATACAAAACGGTATGTTATCGTACATGAATGCAATGGTATCCTAGAAATGGAGAATATTATGAATAATAAAGAATTGATACAAAATTATACAGAGCCTCACGTATCAGAATAACGT